CTGACGAAAAACTCCACCGATCTGGATGACGACGTTGGCTCATTCAACAACGCCGGCAGTGTGCCGATGGAGGTGGAGCTGACGGTTGAGGTCAGCGGCGCGAATCGCGTGCTCAAGGGCTACATCGGCGGCGTCCTGATCATCTCCTATACCGATACATCGTCGGTGCTGAGCGGTGGCGCGGTCGGCATTGGGGTCTATCAGGACGCATCCGCCTCGTTGGCGAACATCACGTCGTGGGAGGGCGGGGATTTTTCGTCGGGCACAACCGCCGACCTAGAAGGCGACGCGACGGCAGCGGCCACCGCGACCGGCGCCCTGTCGCACGGCGTTCCACTCGCAGGCGGCGCCACCGGCCAGGCCACCGGCTCGGGCGGGCTGACGCACGGTGTCCCGCTGCAGGGCGATGCCGCGGCCGTCGCCGATGCTGCCGGCGATGTGTCCGCCAGCGGCGCCAGCCTGATCACCTTCCGCTCGCTCTCCAGCTCGCCGCAGTCCGGCATCTCGTCGGTGCTGTTCCGCCAGCCCGACACGCTGGAGAATACCGACCTGGCGCTGTGGTGCGTGGTCAACAAGTACCCGACCAACGGGCCGAACACGCCCACCGGCTACACGCTCACCGCGCAGGCGGTCATGGGCGACGGCGGGGCGGCCGGCGCGGATCAGGGCGATGTCTACGCCACGGTGTTCCATCGGGTCTGCGACGGCACCGAGGACGGCGCCACCGAGTCGATCAGCATCCCCAGCGGCAATGCCGCGTACAGCCGCAGCATCGCGTTCTCGCGCAGCGGCGGCACCGGCTGGGACATCGCCACGGCAGCCGGCTCGCAGGGCGCGGCGTCGGCCTCTTGGTCCGTCGTCACCGGCAGTCTTGACCTGGCGGCCGGCGACACCGTGCTGGTGTTCGTCGCCAAGAACAGCGACATGGACGTGGTGGGCCACAGCGCGCACACCCTGTCGGCTACCGGCGTAACGTTCGGCACGTTCAACAGCCGCGCGGGGCCGACTGGCACCACATCGGGCGATGACGTGGCCTACCAGATCGGCGAGGTTCAGGTGACGGCCGGCAGTGGCAGCGGCCCGGTCACGTTCACCATGTCGGCCACCGGCAGCGCCGGCAACTCGTCGGGCGGCGTCATGCTGGTGCGGCTGCGCGCGGCGACCGCTGTGGATCTGGCCGGCGCGGCTGTCGTCACCGGCACAGCCACCGGCGGGCTCAGCCACGGTGTTCCGCTGCAGGGGTCGGCTGCTGGTGTCGCGGCTGCTTCTGGCGGGCTGACTCATGGGGTTCCGCTGGCAGGCACTGCCGCGGGCCAGGCTACGGCCGCCGCGGGCATGACGCATGGGGTTCCGCTGCAGGGTGCCGCGACTGGGCAGGCGACGGCTGCAGCACAGATCCTGGTGCTGGTGTCAGAAGCCGAGATGTTCGGCCGCCGGCCGCGACCGGGCCGCGGGCCGTACAGCGTCGGGCGGTACTTCCGGCCGCGCGTCGAGGCCTACACGCCGATCAGCCGCGCCGACCTGACGGGCGCGGCGGCAGGCCTGTCGACCGCAGCCGGCGCGCTCAGCGTTGGCGTCACGCTGGCCGGCGCGAGTGTCGCAGTGGCGACGGCCACCGGCGCAATCACGCACGGCGTGCCGCTGGCGGGCAGTGGCATCGCTGCGGCTGCGGCAAACGGCAGCCTGAGCATCGCTGTTGCACTGCAGGGCGCTGCGGTGGCGCAGGCTTCGGCCGGCGGCACGCTGTCGCTGCAGATCGGACTGGCCGGCGGCGCGCTGGCGCAGACCGCCGCAACCGCTGCGATGACGCATGGCGTCCCGCTCGCTGGTGCCGCGCTCGCTGCCGCGACGGCGGCGGGGCAACTCGATGACGGCGGGCTGCATGGGTCGGCCGCGGGCCAGGCGTCGGCCACCGGGGAACTGTCGCTGTCGGTGCCGCTGTCGGCCGCCGCTGTGGCGCAGGCGCAAGCCACCGGCGCGCTCAGCCTCGTCACCACGCTGTCGGCAGCCGCGCTCGGCCAGGCTGCGGCGGGCGGCGCGCTCGACGTGGCGGTGCATCTGCTCGGCGCCGCGCAGGGGCAGGCCATCGCGTCGGGTTCGCTGGATGCGGACGGCGTGGTGGTGCTGGCTGGCCAGGCGCAGGCCGAAGCTGCGGCGGCTGCCGGGCTGAGCATTGGCGTCGCCCTGGATGGCGACGCGGCGGGGCAGGCGACTTCCGCTGCGGCGCTGAGCGTGCTGGCGGGTCTGGGCGGCGCGGCATCAGCCACGGCCACAGCCACGGCCCGACTCACGGCGCCGGTGCTCATGTCGGGCCGGCCCAGCAACCGGCGGCCAAGCGGCGGCCGGCGGCCGGCGCAACTGCAAAGGGGATACCGGCAATGAGCCTGCGACTGATCACCGACGCCAGCACGGAACCGCTCACGCTGGCTCAGGCGCGGCGCCATCTGCGCATCGATGCCGACCAGACCGACGAGGACGCGGACATCAGCGACATGATCGTGGCCGCGCGCAAGCGGGCTGAGCACGAAACCGGCCGCACCCTGACGACGCAGACCTGGGAGCTTGTGCTCGACGACTTCCCGGAAGCCGAAATCGAACTCGGCAAGCCATCGGTTATCGCAGTCGAGAGCGTGAAGTACATCGACCCGGACACCCGCATGGAACTGACGATGGACCCGGGCCTGTACGTGCTCGACCGCGAGACGGACCCCGGCTATGTGATGCCGGTCAGTGGCGGAAGCTGGCCGGCCGCGTTCGCCGACAGCACCAACGCCGTGCGCGTGCGCTTCACCACCGGCTATCTGGCCGACGAGGACAAGGAGCGGGCGCTGCTGCGGCGCTGGATGCTGATGCACATCGGCACCATGTGGGAGCACCGCAAGACAGTGCAGCCGGGCAATCTAAGCGAACTGCCGAACCGCTTCACCGACGGCATGCTCGACTGCTACCGGGTGTATTCGCTGTGATCGTCTTCGACCCCGGCGAGCTGGACCGACGCATCACCCTGGAGGTGCGCAGCGTGGTCAAGGAGCCCACCTTCGGCAGCGTCACCGAAACCTGGACGCCGATGGCCTTCAGCATCGCCGCGAAGGTGCTGGAAAGCAGCACCGAGGCGGGCGTGTCCGCCGGCCAGTCCGAGAACGTGGCCAGCTACGCCAGGCCGACGCGCATCTGGCTGCGCTGGCGTGCCGGCATCACCCGGCAGGATCATCGCGTGCGCTACGGCTCGCGGCTGCTGCGCATCATCGGCACCGCCGAGCTTGGCCGCCGCGCGGGCCTTGAGCTTTCGTGCATGGAGTGGTCGCATGAGTGACCGGCAGGTCAAGGGCCTGGCTCAGCTGCAGGCCGCACTCGACAGCCTGCCGGCGAAGATCGAGGCGAACATCATGCGCGGCGCCATGCGTGCCGGCGCGCAGGTGATCGCCACCGAAGCGAAGCAGACTGTCTCGCGCATCAGCGGCGATCTGGCCGCAAGCATCAAGGCCAGCGCCAGGCTCGACCGCCGCCGCGCCAAGGTGGTTGCCTACGTGCGCGCAGGCGGCAGCAAGTCGGCCGCCTGGTATGCGCGCTTGGTGGAGATGGGCACGAAGCCGCACTTCATCTCGATCCGCACCGAAGACAAGCCCACACGCATGACCCGGCGCGGCCGGCGCGCGTATTCGATCCGCACGATCAACAAGATGGTCAACAGCGGCAGCCTGAAGATCGGCGGCAAGCTGGTCGGCCCCAACGTGTTCCACCCCGGCGCGCGCAGCAAGCCCTTTCTTCGCCCGGCGATGGACAACAAGGCGCAGGCCGCCGTCGAAGCCGTGCGCGAGTACATCCGCAGGCGGCTGGCCAGCAAGCACGGGATCAACGTGCCCGGCCCAGACGACAGAGACGACGCATGAACGCTCAGGCCGTCACCTACGCGCTGCTGTCGGCAGATGCCGGCGTCACGGCCATGGTGCCTGCCGCGCGCATCTACCCGAGCATCCTGGACGAAGGGCAACCGCTGCCGGCCGTGGTGTTCTTCCTGGTCAGCACGGTGGACATGCAGACCATCGATTCCGCGGCCTATCAGCTGCGCCGCTCCCGCGTGCAGGTCAACGCGCTGGCGCAGGACTACGAGCAGGCCCAGCAACTGGCGCGCGCAATCAGCGATGCGCTGTCGTTTCAGCGTGGCTCGATTGCCGGCGTGACCGTCGCATCGATCGTGCGCGAATGGGTGCACGCCGACGACTTCGACACCGACTTGCACGCGCACCTGGTTGCGACTGACTTTCTCATCGTGTGGCACGAAACATAGGAGCCGCACGCTCGCACGCACAGCCCGCCTAGCCGCGGGCTTTTTTGTTTCACCCATGCCCGCCGCGCGCGGGCTTTTTTCATTTGGAGCCCACCATGCCCGCAGCATCCGGCGTATTCAAGCAGCTCGCCTACAAGGCGGAATCCACCTACGGCACCGCGCCGGCAGCGCCGGGCGCGCAGTCGCTGCGCCGCGTCACCAGCGACCTGAATCTGGTCAAGGACAGCTACCAGTCCAACGAGATCCGCACCGACCAGCAGATGCAGGACATGCGTCACGGGGTGCGGCGCGTGCAAGGCACGATCAGCGGCGAGCTGTCGCCCGGCACCTACGCCGACTTCTTCGCTGCCGCGCTGCGCAAGGACTTCGTTGCCGTGTCCGCGGTTTCGTCGCTGTCGCTCACCATCGCCGGCTCAGGCCCCACGTACACCCTGACGCGCGCCACCGGCACCTGGCTGACCAGCGGCATCAAGAAAGGCGACGTGGTGCGCATCACCGCGGGCTCGGTCAACGCCAGCAACCTGAACAAGAACCTGCTGGTGGTCAACGTCGTCGCGCTCGCGCTCACCGTGCGCGTGCTGAACGGCAGCGCGCTGGTGGCTGAAGGCCCGATCGCCAGCTGCACGGTCAGCATGCCCGGCAAGAAGACCTGGGCGCCGACCACCGGCCACACCAACAAGAGCTTCAGCATCGAGCACTGGTTCAGCGACCTGGTGCAAAGCGAGGTCTACACCGGCTGCCAGCCCAGCACGCTCGACCTGCAACTGCCGGCAAGCGGCCTGGCCACCGTCGGCATTGGCATCGTCGGCCAGGGCATCAACCGCGCCACGTCGCAGTATTTCACCAGCCCCACGGCGGCGACCACGACCGGGCTACTGGCTGCCGTCAATGGCATCTTGCTGGTTGGCGGCACCGCTGTTGCAGCGCTGACCGGGCTGACGCTCAACCTGCAGAGCAACCGCTCCGGCGATCCGGTGGTCGGCAGCAACGTGGTGCCCACGCTGTTCCCCGGCCGCATCCTGTTGAGCGGCCAGGCCACGGCCTACTTCGACAGCATCACGCTGCGCGACGTCTTCGTCGACGAGACCGAAGCGGAGATCCTGCTCGCGCTGTCGGCCGACAACACGGCCGCGTCCGACTTCATCGGGCTGGCGCTGCCGCGCGTGAAGGTCAACGGCCACACGCTGAGCGACGGCGAGGGCGGCCTTGTCGCAACGATTCCCTTCCAAGCGCTGCTGCCCACGACTGGCGGCAGCGGCATCGCCAACGAGCTGACGACCCTGGCAATCCACGACAGCGCCGCGGCCTGACCCAGCACCTACCTGGCCGCCGCTGCGTTGGGTTTCCTCCTTCGCAGTTGGGCGCGGCGGTGGCCAGGCAAGGGCACAACTGCGAAAGACCCATGGACAAGACCGAAGCATTCAACCTCGACGACTTCGAGGACGTGACGAGCGCCGACGTGCGCATCAAGAACCCCGTCACCGGGGCGCCCACCGGGATGGTGGTCACGCTGGCCGGGCCGGAGCATGCCGACCGCAAGCGGCTGACCTTCACGCGCCAGCGCCGCATGCGCGCCGCGCTCGCCAAGACCGGCCGCGTGCCGGTGAGCGACCCGGAGGAAGACGACGCCGACGAGCTGGACATGCTGGCGACGTGCACCCTCGGCTGGAGCGGCGCCAGCGTGCCATTCAGCCCGGCCGAAGCCCGGCGCGTGTACAGCGACCCGAAGCGTCGCTGGCTGCGTGATCAGGTGGCCGCCGCTCTACAGGAGCGCGAGCTTTTTACGCGGGCCTGCGCGACGCGCTGATTGAGCACACGCAGGCCACCATGCAGCTTGCAGCCCGACAGCAAGACGGCAGCACCCTGCGCCAGCACCTACAGGCCGCAGCGGAGACGGGCGCTCGCCCCGACCCGCGGCTGATGAGCCGAGTCCCGCGCGCCGTCCTGGCGCTGTGGGACGCCTTCCTGACGCTGCACTCGGCGCGGCCTGCCGGCATGGTGGCCGGCGCCATTCCATCCAGCGAACTGCTGGCCTGGCAGCAGCTGCACGGCGTGCGGCTTTCGCCATGGGAGGTCGACACGCTGCGGGCGATGGATCAGGCCGCGCTTGGCGTGGCGGCCGAGAACAACAAGGGGCACTGACGATGGCCGTACTGGGCGCGATCGAGATCCAGATGCTGGCCGACCTGGCGCGGCTGCGTCAGGACATGCAGCAGGCGAAGGGCATCGTCGGCGATGCCGCGGCGAGCATGCAGGGCGCATTCAGCACCGCCGGCAAGGCGCTGGGGCTGCTCGGCGTGGGCCTGTCCGGCGCGGCCTTCACCGGCTGGATCAAGGGCGCCGTCGATGCAGCCGACGAGGCCAACAAGATGGCGCAGAAGATCGGCATCACCACCGACAAGGTGGCCGGGCTGCAGCTGGCCTTCGAGCAATCCGGCGCCGGCGGCCCCGAGGTCATGCAGAAAGCCATGAGCAAGCTCAGCCTCGAGCTGGTCAACGGCAACAAGACGTTGACGGCGCTGGGCATCACGACGCGCGATTCGCGCGAGGCCCTGGCGCAACTGGCCGACCGCTTCCAGAAGATGCCGGAGGGCATCGACAAGAGCGCGGCCGCGGCCGGCGTGTTCGGCGAGCGCATCGGCGCGAACATGATCCCGCTGCTGAACGCCGGCCGCAAGGGGCTCGACGAGATGGACAAGGCCGCGCGTGACCTGGGCCTGTCCATCGATGCCGAGTTCGGCGCGGCTGCCGAATCGTTCAACGACAACATGGACCTGGTGCGCGAGGGCGCGCGCGGCGCAGCGCTCGGCATCGCCGGGGAGCTGATGCCGGCGCTGTCTGCCCTCGCCAAAGAAATGGCCGAAGCCAGCAAGAACGGCGGCGCCTTCGCCGGGCTTGGCGAGGCGCTGTCGGTCGGACTTGAGACGGTGGTTGTGATTGGCTCCGAAGTGGGCTTCGTCATCCGCGGCATCGTCCGCGAGGTGACGATGCTCGCCGGCCAGGCGAAGGCGCTGGCAAGCCTGGACTTCGCCGAAGAGAGAAGGATCTACAACGCCGCGAAGGCCGAGGCGCAGGCCGACCGAGATCGAACGGACGCCTTCAACCGGCGCATATTGCAGGCGCGGGCCATCGCAGAAAGCGTGCGCAACGCGGCCGACCTTGACGAGCCGCGGCTTCGACGGGCGATCGAAGAGGGCAACAAGGCGCTGGCCGCGAGGAATGGGCTTCTTGGCCAGCAGGCCGATGCCGCCAAGAAAGCCGC